AGGCAAGAGCGTTAAAGATATTATGCAGAATATGAACTTGCCGGTAAGGATTACCCCTAGACTGTCTATATCAGAGGGAATCAATGCAGCTCGTATGCTAATGAACAGATGCTATTTTGACCAAAACAGATGCGCTGAAGGTCTACAAGCATTGCGGCATTATCGGTATGATGTAAACCCTGATACTAAGATGTTTAGTGATAAACCCTTACACGACCAACACAGCCATGCCTCAGATGCGTGGAGATATGCGGCAGTAGCGTTAGATGAGCAGCCAAACAACTGGAACAAAGCAATTAAGATCAACACAAAATGGATAGTCTAATGGATGAAGGCACACTAAAAGGCATACTTGATGCCGAGATAGATAACGCTATTGGCTTTATTGAGAGCGAAACTACAGATGACCGTAGGAAAGCCCTTGAATATTACAATCGTTACGAATACGGCAATGAAGTAGAAGGTCGTAGCCAAATCGTTACAGGCGAAGTAGCCGAGGTAGTAGATGGTGCGTTGCCACAATTACTGCGTATCTTCACACAGTCAGACGAGATTGTGCGCTTTGAGCCTAAAGGCCCAGGCGATGAAGAAAAAGCAAAGCAGGCCACAGAGTATGTCAATTGGGTAATGAATCGTGATAACGATGGCGTACTGCTTATGCACAATTGGTTTAAGGATGCGCTCTTACAAAAGAACGGAATCGTTAAGGTCTATTGGGATGAGAAGATTGATGTCAGCAAGGAGAAGTATCAGAACCTGACTCAAGACGAAGTGGCGATGCTGCTCAACGATCCAGAGGTAGAAGTAGTAAACCAAAAGACTACAGAGATAGCCCCAGCAGGCATAGATGAGATGGGGATGATGATTCCACCTATCTTCTCTTACGATGTTAAGCTCAAAAAGACTAAGAAAACTGGCAAGGTAATTGTAGAGAATGTGCCACCAGAGGAGTTCTTGATCTCCAAAAAGGCTAGGACTATTGCTGATGCGCCATTTGTAGCCCATAGAAGGCTTGCTACTCGCTCAGAATTAACCGCAATGGGCTTTGATAAGGATATTATTGAAAACCTGCCTACTTATGCAGACTTAACCTATAACCAAGAGAATGTGGCTCGTTTCGATCAAGGTGAACAGCCAAGCGATCAAGCAAGCCTAGACTTCTCTATGCAAGAGATTGAGGTAATGGAAGTCTATATCAAGGTAGACTTTGATGGCGATGGCATTGCTGAGCTGCGTAAGATTACCTACGCTGGAACAGAGATCCTTGATAACGAGGAGGCAGACTTTGTGCCATTCTGTTCTGTCTGCCCTATCCCTATGCCACACAAGTTCTTTGGTCATAGCCTGGCAGATCGAGCAGTAGACCTACAACTGATTAAATCTACAGTAACTCGCCAGATCCTAGACAATCTCTACATGACCAATAGCCCTAGAATGGGTGTAGTCGAAGGCCAAGTAAACCTAGATGATCTATTAACCGTTACAGCTAATGGCATAGTGCGTATGAAAAATACGCAGGCGATTATCCCATTGACAGTACCACCTACTGCAAGCCAATCATTCCCATTGTTGGAATACTTGGATTCTGTACAGGCCAAGAGAACTGGTGTATCAGACCAAATGAACGGCCTTAGTCCAGATGTGTTGCAGAACAGCACAGCTACAGCCGTTGCAATGATGCAAAGCAGCGCAGCCAATAAGGTAGAGTTAATTGCTAGGGTATTTGCTGAAACAGGCGTAAAAGACCTATTCCAGAAGATTCTGCAATTACTCTGCAAGTACCAAGATAAAGAGCGCATTGTCCGTCTGCGTGGTAAGTATGTATCCATTGATCCTAGAGAGTGGACTAATGGCTTTGACATTTCTATCAATGTCGGTCTAGGCACAGGCAACAAGCAAGAGCAGATGGCGATGATTGCTATGGTGCTGGGCAAGCAGGAGGAAATCCTCAAGACTGTAGGCATCAATAACCCATTGGTAAGCCTAACAAACTACAGGCAAACCCTAGGTCGGTTTATTGAGGCTGCTGGCTTTAAGGACTCTAACGAGTTCTTCCTAGAGATTACCCCAGAGCAAGAGCAAATGATGGCACAGCAAGGCCAACAACAGGGACAACAACAAGATCCAGCAATGGAGGCTTATGTAGCCCAGATGCAGGCTAAGATGGCAGCAGATAACGCCAAGGCAGAGAACGATATACAGATTGCCCAGGTTAAAGCAGAGGCGCAGATCAGGCTCAAGCAGCAAGAGTTTGAGATGACAATGGCGCTCAAGAAGCAGGAGTTTGAGTACGAGGCTCAGTTAAAGGCTTTGCAGTTAGGCGCAAGACTATCACCAACGGCTAATATCCCTAATGTCATATAACAAATCTGAACGGGCTAGAGCATATTTGTCAGATGAGTTCTTCCTAGAACTTGTCGAAAGTCAAAAATCGTTGTATTCTAGCAACATATTCGATAGTAATGAGTACGATGTAGAAGTGCGAGAAAAGAACTTTCTCAAACTTAAAGTGATGGATGAATTTATAGCGACAATCCAAGCATTAGCTGATGATAAGCAAATTGCAGAGAAACGCTGGAAGATTTTATAACCACCTTAAAAGGTAAACAACATGAGTGAAAACACCAATCCTGTAGAGGGAAGTGTTAATACAGTAAACGATGCGGCTAACGCATTTTTGTCTATGATGGATTCACCAGAGGAGAAAGCGCAAGCTCAATCGCAATCTGAAGAATCGGAAGTATCGGATTCAGACGAATCCTACGAAGATGAAAGTGCGGAAGAAACTGTAGAGTATGAGGATGAGCCTCCTGCAACAAAGACATTCAGAGTCAAAGTTGGCAATGAAGAAGTCGAAGTTTCAGAAGATGAACTCCTAAGTGGCTACAGCAGGACAGCAGACTATACTAAAAAAACTCAGGCTTTGGCTGAAACTCGTAAGGCTGTAGAGGCCGAGAGAGGGCAGGTCGAAGAAGCTAAGAAGATGCGTGATCTTTACGCACAACGCTTAGAGGCTATCGAGAGTGTTCTACAAAGCCAAAACTCTGTAGAGAACTTGCAAGAACTTAAGGAAAACGATCCTATAGGTTATGCAATAGCGGTAGCAGAGCGTAGTGAGAAGGAAAAGCAACTTCAAGCTGTACAAGCTGAAAGACAGAATCTTGCAAAACAGCAGGATGCCGACAGACAGCAAGCATTACAGAAACATCTTGCAGAGGCAGCAGAACAACTGAAAGAGGCGATTCCAGAGTTTAGGGATGCCGCTAAAGCTGAAATTGTGCGTAGGGACATTCGTACTTATGCAAAATCAATCGGGTTTAGCGACCAAGAACTAGCTCAAGTGTATGACCCCAGAGCAGTTAAAACGCTATACAACGCAATGATGTACGAAAAGCTATCCGGCAATAAGGGTGCAGCCGTCAAGAAAGTACAGGATGCGCCAAAGGTATTAAAGTCTGGAACTTCCAATCCTGGCAGCTCCCAGAACGAACAAATGAAAAAGCAGTTTACTCGCCTACAAAAGACCGGCAAGAAAGCTGATGCAGCAAAACTTTTTGAACAATTTATTTAAGGAATTAAATCATGGCAACATATCAAACCTATACCTCGATTGGTAATCGGGAAGACCTTTCGGATGTAATCTATTCGATCTCCCCAACCGATACCCCAATCATGTCATCCATTGGCAAGACCAAGGCAACCGCTGTTTATCATGAGTGGCAGACCGACTCATTGGCAGCTAACACTACTGCTAACGCATTAGTTGAAGGTGCAACGGCATCTGACATTACTGTTTCTCCTACAACTCGTTTGGGTAACTATACCCAGATCGTTGGTAAGACAGTTATGGTTTCTGGCACTTTGGAAGCTGTGGATAAGGCTGGTCGTAAGTCTGAGAAGGCTTATCAATTGGCTAAAGTATCTTCAGAGATCAAGCGTGACATGGAAACCATCATCACAGCTAACCAAGGTCAATCTGCTGGTAACGCATCTACAGCTCGTACATTAGGCGCTTTGCTCTCATACATTAAGAGCAACACAAGCAAGAATGGTACTGCTACAACTGGTGT